CTCGCGCTTGCCCACGGCAAGGGCGGCATCAGCCACAGGCGCCTGCAGCTCAGTGCCCCAGGCAAAGGAGCTCATGCCGGCGGTGCGGACCGGGTAGCCCAGGGACTGCGCACCCTTGAGCACCGGCAGCACTTTGGCCTTCTGGCGCATGAAGGTAGCGTCGGCCAGGTCGGCGATCAGTTCAGAGACGAACTTCTCAGGCGCGACCAGATAACCAGCCTGGGTGGGGTTGTCCTGCTGAAGCGCGGCGTACATATGGATCGCCTGCTTGTCGCCGGACGCCAGCACGGCCTTGAAAGCATTGAGCAGGTCGGCCTTCTTGGGGTCGTGCTCGGCCTGGGCCTTGTCGGCCTTCTCGCCGATGGCGCGGTCGCGTTCAAGCTGCTTTTCCTCGGCGATGATCCTGGCGCTCAGGGCATCAAAGTCATTTTCCATTTTTGCCAGGGCTGCCTTGTCCTCTGCGGGCATTTCAGCACCGTCATGTTTATCCATCAGCGCACGGATGGATGTGTTGAGCGTGGCCCTGTCCTGCTTCAGGTCAAAGATTTTAGCCATTGTTGATAACCTCCAATAATTTCCGTTTTGTTGCGATAAAATGCTTCCGTTGGTCTGTTAGGTCCGGTAATTTATCTGATACGGGCTGGCTTTCGCCCCCGTTGTCAGCTGCTGCTTTTGCCGGGATGTACGGTTTTGTATCATCATCCACGGCGGGCAATAAAATACCGCCGGTTTCGGCGGTTGGGGCCTGGTCAGGCTCGGCGCGTGGTGGGTGGAGTGCCTCGGGCGGGTGCTTATACTTCGCAAAGAACTCTGGCGTCAGGCAGGCGGCAATTGCTTCTCCCTGCTCCAATTCATCCGCGAACTTTGCATCCACAGCCTCGGCCGCTGTATACCATGTTTCAGCGTCCTGGATTGCCTTGATTTCCTCAATGGTCTTGCCGGATTTTTTTGAGGTCGTCTCAGCCATCATGCCGTCGATCTTTTCCATTTCATCCGCCAGTTTCCGCAGCGCGTTGCGATCTCCCATCGCGAACGTCCAGCAGTTGTGGGTCATGAAGATAGATGTTTCCGACGCCATTCGTTTGTCCATCGACTGAAAAATATCAAACGCGATGGAAGCAACAAGACCGTCATTGTGGCCGGTCGTGGTAGCCTTGTGCCGCTTGAGGATGTTTATCAGCGCCCAGCCTGCAAAAACGTCGCCTCCGGGGCTGTTGATGAAAACGTCCAGCGTGTCAATGTCGCCCAGCGCGTCCAGGTCGGCCTTGAACGTTTTTGGCGTTACCTCGTCGTCATACCACGTGGATGATGCGATTTCCCCATACAAGTACAGTTCCCCCTTCTTCCCGGAGAGCTGTTTGAATGCCCAGAACTTTTGTTTCATGTCGTCCCTTTCTGTGCGCCCTTAGGAATATTGGCCCGCGCGTTCGCCAAAGTAATCATGTTGCCGTTCACATGCAGGTCATTCCCGCCGCTTTCCTCGGGCAACTCGTCCATGTCTTCCAGTTTTCGCACATCGTTTGCGCTCATGATCCCGGTCTGCCGCATAGTGTTGTAATACGCCTGCCGCGTCTGCGTATCACCACGCAAGAGCGCGTTGGTGTTAAATTTGAAAAAGTAAATCGTTCTTTCCGTTTCGGTCAGCAAGTCGCGGTACATTGACTGCTCTAAACGCACGCTCATCGGGTTAATGCAATCACGCACAAATTCTAAACTCTGTTGTTCGATATTGCTGAAGGTAGCATTTGACATATCCATTGCCAAATGAGCCGGCACACCGAATATGCGACAAATTTCCGTCACCGCCCACTTCCTGGATTCAAGCACCTGCATCTTCTCCATGTCCCGTTCAAACATGGCGGCCTTCCCGCCCTCTTCCAAGAACAGGAACTTGCCCGCGTTTTGTGCGCCCTTATAGTTATCCTCAAAGTCTGACTTAAAGCGGTTATATGCCTTGTCGCTCAACGAGCTGGGATATTCGATAAAGCCTCCCGGGTTCACGCCGTTTACAGCCTGTTTTGCGTAGTTGTTGACGGTGGACGACAGCCCCAGCACCTCCGACGCTATCACCATCGGGTCATTCGGCGTATTGCGGTCTGAGAACAGGAACCCCGGCGTATACAGGAACTCGCCTTCCCTGAGCCGTTCCGTGCCGTTATCACCCATATTCACATCAATGAAACGCTCGCCGTTAACAGAATTGATGTGAATGCCGCTCACAGCCGCAGTCGGGATGTTCCACAATGCAGTAATAAACCCGCGTCTATCCCTTTGTATCTTCGCAAAAGCGCCACGGGTCAACAGTAAATTGGCGACATACATTTGCACAAACTCAAACGCGGTTGTTTGACTATTGGGTAAAGTATATACCAACTTATAAACGCTGTGGTTCTGCGCCTTCTCTTTTCCCTTTTCGGTATTGCGGAACATGTGCAGCGGCAAAGCGGCTATTGTCTTGCTGATAATATCGACACATCGAAACACAGCGCTGATCTGTAAGGCGGTCTCCGCGCTCACCGCGTACCCCCGGCCAGCAAGATAATTCACCCAGCCGCTATCCCCCTGAAGCGCCGGTAATGTGGAGGTGGACGCGTTTATGTGCCATGTCCGCCCAAATAACTTGATCTTCACTCGTTCACCCCTCATCCTACAGTTCTAAGGCCGCGTTCTTCGTACACACTGCGCTTCGGTTCCATCTTGATCGCCCCGGCCATAACATTTATCAATGCAACTGTCGGGTCGATGCGTTCTATACTCTTGTTTTTGAGTGGTTTGGTGTTATTATTCCCATCAACAGCAATTCTAGTGTTCCCAAACGACCAGCGGGCCACCGGGTTTTTCCCGTGTGTTAATTCCCCGGTTCGCATCATGCGCTCAATCTCGCTCATCCCACAACTCATCCCGGCCATCGTCTGTGGGATCTCAACAAACTTGCTTTGTATTTCCTCAGGCAATAGCTGCCGCAGATACTCCAGCCGCCATGGATCGCTGAAATAGTTCACGACCTCATAACGCTGGTTCATGGCCGCCAGTTCCGCAGCCACCAAACTGTAGTCGACCACGTTTCCTGGCGTCGCTGCCATATAACCCTCCCTGACCCACCGTTCATACGGCACATGGTCCTTTGTCTCCCGCTCCCGCATATTGGCTTCCGGTATCCAGGCGTAGGTGATCTGTCGCCAGTCGTCGTGATCGTCAGACGGCGGGAACAGGCACACGGCGGCGGTCAGGTCGGTTGTGCTGGACAGGTCCAGGCCGACATAACAGCGTCCACCAAGCAGGTCTGCGGGGTTCCAGTCGCGCTCCGTTGAGTCCCATAGGGTCAGCGGCAGCCAGCCGGTTCTCTTCAAAGCAATCCATTGGTTCAGCCTCAACCACCGGAAAAGCCGCTCAACCGATTCACTGTTACGCGCAGCGGCGGCTTCGCTCCGGATTGTTTCAATTGAGATCGTCACACCCAAGGAAGGATTGCAGCCGTACCATGTTTTTTCATCGTAAATATCGGCAGCATCCGGAGCGCCGTATATCCTCGCGTACAACGTTGAATCCAGTTCCGGGTTCTCAATAACCTTTCGCGCCAGTTCATGCTGCTCCCACCCCACGCTCTTGCGGTCCGGATCATCCCCGCTGGTTGTAATGACCCAATGCAAAGGCTGTTTCCGGGTTGAACTCGCTCCGAATGACATCGTGTCCCACAATTCGCGGTTAGGCTGGGCGTGCAATTCATCAAAAATTATAATGGATGGGTTTAAGCCGTGCTTTGAATACGCCTCAGCAGACAGCACTTTTAAAAACGTCCCAGTTGTCCGATTGTGGATCTCTTTTTTACTGTCAACGACTTTGAGGATCTCGGCCAGCGATTCATCCTGCTCAATCATGGATTTGGCGGTGCGGTACGATATACCGGCCTGGTCCTTTTCAGCGGCGCAACAATATATCTGTCCCCCCGGCGGGTCGCAGACCAGATGATACAATCCAAGCGCGGCAATCAGCGTTGTTTTCCCGTTCTTTTTTGGGATTTCCAGGTAGCCGCGTCTATACTGCCGATATCCATCCGCGCCGATTGTGCCATATACCTCCCGGACGACGTCTTTTTGCCAGTCTTGGAGAACAAACGGCTTACCATAAAAATCATCCGTCAAGTGCAGCAACTCAATAAAACCTATTACTTCACGCGCTTTCGCTTCATCAAACGTCACTTCCCTCCACCGTCCTCAATGCTTCCGCGTCAATTCTATGCCCGGTTTGCCAAAAACGCCGCCATCCCAGTTGGTTTTTCTTCCTTCGGCGGTGTCTTGGGCACGGCACGAATCCGAGCAACCGGATTCAGAAACAGCCTATCCTCCAGCTTAATGAGCATTTCTTTATTCTTCGATAGCGCAACATTAGCTTTGTGGATTAGGTCATAGACTTTCAACCTGTCCGAAAATTCCTCCACAGCATCAAGGTCAGCGGTAAGCCGCGCCACCATCTCCTGCAGTTGGTAGGTGCTGGAAACTTCCAGACAGTAACGATTGATCACCTGCTGATCCAGCGCGTCCACCAGCTCAAATTTCATTTTCGCGTACAGCCTTCTCAGCCGTAAAAATTCAAGGTGTGCAATTTTGTCCGCCCTCACCTGCGGGCTTTCAGAAAACATCGGCTGCGTCTGCATCGCTTTTTCCGCGGCCTTCCGGTGCGCGATTTCCGCCTTAGTTCTGTGCCCTTTGCCCTCCAGGAGGAGCAAATTCGTGGGCTTTGCCGCTCCTGGCATATGCTCCTCCTTTCATTGCGTCATATGGCAAGCGCCATCTGAC